GAGAAATTAGCATTAACTTTTTCAAATGCCGTGCGTAGGTCATCACCTAAACCATCGTTTACTTGATTACCTATGTTAATTGTCTGTATAGCCATTTTGCGCTCTCTTTTTAATATTTACCGTTACGCTAGTCTAACAAAAACCTGGCCACTTGTGCCTGTTTTGTGGTATGGATAACCTACAGCTACTCCTGCGGTAGCTGCGGCAGCATCGTCGGCATATGGTCCAGGTATACCAGTCCAGGCTGTAGTCTGAACAGTTGTGTCTGGAAATGTTATACCTGTCGTAGCAAAAGTATACTTACTAGCATTACCTGGATTAGGCTGTATCTGCACCTTAAGTCTATCTGGGCTGGTAACCACTACTGGATAGAAGCCTGAAGTGGATGATGCTGCCGCTGTTAGATTTATTTTGATCACTCCAGGGTATCCTGCCACAGGATATACGGTGCTGCTCACAGTGGTATTGCAATTAGCACCTACTACAGTCCAACCTGCAGCAATGTTTAAGTTGGTGGAGTTGTATGTGACAAAGAAGTAGTTGGTGCTTTCTGAACTGGTTGATGAAGTAAAATACCCGTCAGTGTTGAATGTATATTGATAGCCGCTGGTGCCTCGCAGCGCAGCATCGTCAAATGATAAGTAGCCTGTGTCCCAGGCTGTGCTCTGTCTTGAGCCATCAGCGAACACCACAGCACCAGTGGCTGCATCATCAAATATTAAAGCGCCTCTGGTATTAAGATCCCCGCCAAACTTACCACCACTTTGAACTACCAACCATCCTGAATAGTTTGAGTTTAACCCACCGTTGTTCGAAGGTAAAGCTGTGCCAATAAATAAACTGCCTTCTACCGCAGCACTCATCGTTCCAGAGCCATTGGCTGCAAATGTAAACAGGCTGTTGGTAGCACTAGAACTAGAACGATAGACACCTGCTTTGTCTATGCCTGCCTGAGCGACTCCGGTTGGACCTGACCAATAACTGCCAGTGCCACCATCTACGGTAAGATTTGAACCGTTGCCGATGTTAAAGGCATTCAGGGTTGGACCGCTCTGTAACAATACCACAGAGCCAGATCCAGAATATGACGAAATGCTGTTGCCCTGTATCTGGAAGGTGTTGTTCTGGCCTGTCTGTATGTTTATGGTCTTGTTGGTAAAGACATCTGAGCTTGATGCAGTGATGCCTGTTGCGCCAGTAAATGCTGTAGTTTGAATAGTGTTGTCTGGGAATGTTATACTACCATCTGCGCCAAATGCCCATAACTTTGAACCACCGCCTATGCCCGCACCGTTTGATATTATAAAAGTATCAGTCGGTGATGTTAGTGCAAGATTTCCAGATACTGCCGAAACTTCAGAGCCGACTATTTGAAGTTGATCATCTGTAGAAATTGCCGGAAACAATGTGTAAGGTTCAGGACCGTCTGTAATTAATGCAAACTCAGCACTGCCACTAATTAACTTGCTAACACCTTGCGAATTAATTGTTAGTTGACCGTCGTTGTTAACACCTAATGCTGTGCCGCCTATGTAGATGGTGTTGTTACTGACATACAAACTCTTCCAAGGTTTAACAGCACTACCTAGGTTGCCGCCAAGAGCAGCCTGTGGAACAACATCTCCGCCTATTGTTAAATCGCTGGTAACGGTAACAGTCTGGTCGATGGTGATTGCTGAACTATCTGTAGTGGTCATTACACTACCGGTAAATTCGAACGCTCCTAGATTTAACGTTGTATCAGCATTTAATCCCAGTGCAGTATACAGTTCTGTAAAGTTTTCGTTAACTTTGACAAAAGCGGCTCTAAGGCTATCACCTGTTCTATCGTTTGCTGTTGCGCCTATGTTTATTGATTGTTTAGCCATCTATCCGCTCCGATTATAATACAACCCAGCTAAAACTATCGCTGAGTATTTCTTTAGCTGTATTAGGACCCACAGTAGTAATAGTTGCAGCTAATGAATCTTTTACGGTTATCGTCGATACTCCATTGCCATTACTGATCACAAATCTTCTACCCGGAACAGTCGCAGCACTGGGAAATATGAGATCTTGTGCAGCCAAAGGATTGGCATAGATAATATTTCCTGTAATAACTCCTGTGCCGCTTAAATCTACACTGGCATCTAAACTAGATACATCCTGAACATCACCATACATCGTTCCAACGATATGTATATCTGGTGCTGTGATAGTTAATGTAGTTGTTTTTGTGATATTGCCGTTGAGGTCTCCTACTAATTTTCCTGCTGCTCCGTCGATTAATAATGTTGTTCCGTTCTTGGCATATAATCCATCTTTTAAAACAATATTAGATTCTGCAGTGATATCTGTTTCAAAATTTACAGCACTGTCAAATTTGATTGCACTAGAATCGCTGGTAGAAATTTTACTGCCTACAAATTCTAATACGTTACTCGAAAATAATTCGTTAGTAGATGTATCATACATTAAAGGTCTGCCGTTGGCAGTTGAACGAATTGGACTAACATAAAAACCAGCACCAGTCGAGTTCAATGCTGATCCGCTGGCATTTAAAATAATAGAACCTGCGTCTTGATTAGTAAATCCTGCCCTGTAGCCTAACGCGATAGAATATGCTCCTTGGTTAGTTTGACCTGCACTCCAACCAATTGCGATTGCTGATGTTCCTTGGGTGATTTGAGCTGCGGTATAACCAATACCAACTGCTCCCGATCCTTGCGTGACCTTACCGGCGTAATAACCAATAGCTACACCAGCCGATCCTTGACTATCATTACCTGCATTGTCTCCAATAGCAACCGCAGTTAGTCCTTGAGATATTTGACCGGCTCCGCCTCCTAATGTTATTCTAGTCTCTGCGGTTCTTAGTGTAGTCGCTGAAACGTTGCCGTAAATGTAGCTGTTAACGCTATCTACTAACACCGAGCTATCGTCAGCAAATACAGAACCAATTATATCTACACGTTGGTTAAATGCTACGCTGAACGTGTCTGTGGCCACATCTTTGGTAGTGATCAATCCGTAACCTGTGTTGATATACAGTGTATCCGATGTGCTATCAGCTACGATCGGGTTTAGTGTATCTCCGTTGATCACATAGTTTCTAAATGTAACCTGTGCCGGAGCAGAGTTTGAAATTGTAGCAATACCCGTAGTAAGGTCTGTTGATACTGTGATACCGAATCCTTGTTGAACTTGTAGAACTCCGGTATTAGTAATTAGAATTCCACCAGTTGCAGCACTTACAGAAATTCCAGATCCTGCAGTTAGTCCGCTGGGCAACGAAGTTGAATTTGTTAAGCTAGTAACACCTGTATTTGTTACAGTGATATTACCTGTGGCAGAACTAACTGATATAGCAGTCCCTCCCACTAATCCTGTTACACCTGCGTTATTAATGGTAATTCTTTCTGCAGAACTATCAACCACTAACTGCATCGCAGTTCCGGCTGTAAGATTTAGAGTATCACTAAATTCGTTAGCTTCAATAACATTAAAATCATCAACCGATACACGCTTGAAGAATGTTTTTTCTGGATCAATGATTAAACTTCCAGCAACAGTTGATCCAGAAGGAAGATCCACACTAGTATCGATTCCTTTGATATGCGCCGATCCTAACCAAAGACCGTTCATGGTATCAGTTAAGTTATCTCTATAACTGTCAACGTGCAATCGTTTCCAGGGTTTGATAATATCACCTAACCGAATCGTATTTGAAGTGGTTGGTATTAAATTATTGTCAAACTGTTCAAAATCGATTAACGATCCGCCCCCACTGATAGACGCTGCTAATGTTTCAAAGTTAGCATTAATTTTAGTAAATGCGTCATTAACGTTACTCCAAAGTAACGGTGGTGAGCCTGATGTTATCTGTTCTAATGGCATTATGTTCTCCCTACCGCAATTTCAATTGTTCCGATATGATCCGAGTCGTAGTCTTGTAAGGCTTTACCGACTACAGTTCCTACCTTCACATCTACAGCGGCTATTGCAACACCGGCTATCGATGATGTCACTAACAGATCGCCTTTCTTAATTTTTCCTACTACACGACAAGGAACACGTCCCTGTAGAGCGACTAGATTTTTAAATCCTGGACATGCATCATACATGACAAAAGCTGCGGTATTAGAAACAACACCTGCTACTCTTGTATCGCCTTTTACGTTTGTAGTTGTAACTTCTTTGTCTCCGCCGAATACTAAAACGGTTCCAACTTCGTATTCTTTATCGCCTTCATAGTATTCTGCTAAGTCAGCGGAATATGTTGCCTGCAATCTTGATTCGTTCGGTGATGTTCCTGTTAAAGTCCATCGTCCAGTGATAGTTCCTGAGGTAGTATTACCACCAGTAGTTAATGCAGTGGTCTGCACACTTGAACAGGTAATAGGCGCATCGCTAACACCGTTCTGTGTTTTGAAGTTATGAACATCATTCCAGTAAGCGGTTTTCTTATCGATGGCCAATGTTCCATCTGATATTAGAATACCACCAGCTGTATTATAACCATAGAATCTAATGTAGCCGCCCGATCCAGCTGTCGCTGTATCGACAGCTAAGTTGGTGTCGATCTTCAATGATTGTAGATCAGCGGTTCTTCCACCGAAGTCACCATTGCTGTCTCTTACGATAAGTTTGCTGGCTTCAACAGATGAACTAGAACCAGCAGCAGAATCAATGACTGTGTAGTCACCATCTGATGCACCTGTGCCTCCTGTTCTTCTTAAGAAGCCGGATGAACTGTATTGTGTTTTCTTAACAGCACCACCATCATTGACCACAGTAGTGAATGCGACCGCTCCTACGTTAGCTGTGCTCAGTCCAGAGTTACCTAGAACAGTCTTTGTTCCGATCTGTTCAATTTTGCTGGTCAATATTCCGTTATTCTTAACAGATATCCAACCGCTGGTTGCATCGAACTGATTAGAATCAAAACTTGCTAGACCTCTATCTGCCTGTGTAATACCAGTAGCATTACCTCTGGTAGTAGCAGCATTCATATTCAGTTTACTTTGATCAATAGCTGCTGAAGCGTTAATATCAGCATTGAGGATAGCACCTGCTTGGATCTGAGCATCTATTTGATTTATCGCACTGTCAACGCCTGGCCTTAATTCAAAAGAAATATCTCCGATGATTTTAGCATTGATAGCACTGTTTCCAGATCCGGTAAATGTGATAACATCAGCTGCTTGGACATTTGTTACTGTGAATTCTTGTAAGTTATTAAATGTCAAGCTTCTAAGGTTAACAGCATCCTGCGGATTGGTTGGGTTTGAAAGATTGATGATCTTATTGTTGTTAAGATCCATGGTTCCTTTCATACCTAACTGACCATCTAAAGACATAAAACCACCGCTAATTGGCGGTATTAAATTAGTGCCGACAATCGGACTACCACTGTGTGATAGGCCCAATCTTCTATCAATATATGTTCTAGTAGCATTCTCTGTAGGAACAGTATCTGTGGCATTGTCAGTCATTCCCGAATCTGTTGAGAATTCTGAGATAGGAACACCACGTTTGAAACCAATACCGTCTAGGTTACTTAGAGCGATAGCCGCTGAGAACGATACTCTACCAGTTCCTTGGTCAACGCTGAAATAAGGTCCTACCCTGAAGTTACCAAATTGGTCAGTGGTTACATAGAATACACGACCTACGCTACGTTCTTCAACTTCGTTGGCATCGTTAACCGCATTAACTGGCGGTCCGTAAATTTCGTTTGGATAGTTGGTATCTGCGTAAGAACCTGTTCCGATTTCTAACAAATCATGACCTGTCACACGAGTTAACGAAATACGAATAGTTAGAGAACCATCAGCACCGTCTGATCTGATAGGAACACCTGCCTTGATCGTATGTGAATTTTGATAGGCGTTTATTGGATTAACCAATGCTCTATTGAGTGTGACTCTACCGTAAGGCTGACCAGTATCTGTTTCGTTTTCATAGTTAGAAACGATATATTCCTCCCCACGGAATACGAATTTACTTCCGTCTGCCCTGGATGTGTCTGCAGGACTTAGAGCTACCACTGCGAAACTAGTATCGCCTGCTCGTCCTGTTACTTTACCCACAGTGTGTGTTCCGGATTGTGAACCAGAAGTATCAACGGCTGTGCCACCCGGGGCTTCGGAAATTCGGAAGCTATTTAAACTTAAACCAGTTGAAATAACAAAATAATGTTTGTTTAAACTGATACCTGTTGGTAAACTTCCATCAGTTGTGAACTTTAAGACATCTCCAGCTGAGAATCCATGAGACGCTCTAGTAATCACTGCTGGTGAAGCTATTGTTATAGTGCAGGTCGCTGTTGTTCCTGCGACATATTCTCCAGGTTGATAATATGTAAAATCTATGTAGTTATAGTTTTCTCTAAGAGTTGTCTTAGTTAGACCTTCCATAAACAGTCTATGTGTTCCGGATCCCGCACTGGCTATAACTATAGGAGTTCCGTTAGCAGAAGCAGCTAATCTAAAATCAGTATTAGTTAATCCATCTGATATAACATAGTAGGTAGTTCCTATAGCATAACCTGTTGGTAAAGTTCCTGTAGTAGTGAAACTAACTGTAAAGTTTTCTAAGAATCTATGAGTTCTTCGTCCAACAATAGTAAGGCCAGTTCCGTTGGTTAATGTAGCAGAACTTCCTGAAGGAGAAGTTGAAACCTTAAACTGATCGTATCTTGGAACTTCGATGATATAATACGTTGTTCCAGAGGTGAATCCGTTGGCGGTAGATGTTGGGATAAATCTATCGCCGATTTTTAATCTATGATTAGAACTGGTCGTGCAAACGTTTGTTGCGATAGTTGTTACAGTAGCAGTTAAAGATATTACTCCTGGTGAACCTGCTGTAAATAAAACGCCATATGGTTCGTTTTTAGTATCGCTGTAATCTTCAAACTGTAGAACACGATATACGTCTTCCGATTCAGCTAATACTAAACCAGTAGATGGTCGAACAGCTACTTCAACTAGGTCGCCGGTTAACACGATTTGAGAATTAGATCTCAATGACATCTTAGTTCCGTCTGGAATAGACGCATATAAACCGTCAAAGTTTCCTGTGGTGTCGCTGGTTAGGTTTAATCTAGCAACACCTGTTGGTAAGTCAGCTGTGGTAACAGAAGTAACTGGATATCTATAGATTAAGTTACCATGATCGACTTCTAGTTCTGAATTGTTAAGCGGTTCATAATCGTAATTGTTTACGTAGATGAACAAACCGCCCGTGGTGTTAGCAAAACTTGGACTTGGATAATAACAGTCAACTCTTTGTGACATGTCAAAATACATGGTAGTTGGAGTTGAAACTTCTAGTGGATCTGAACCTTCTGCAACTAGAGCATAGACACCGTGTGCGCTCGATCCAGCCACAGAACGAATTTGTGCACCGTTCAACGAATAGTATGAAGTATAGCAGTAGTAGGTAAACATCGACACAGCTTCAACTAGAGCACCGTTGGTAGCAAAAATACCATAGCCCATGTCGTTGACCTGTGTAAAGTCGTTGCCTAGAATAGATCTATTACCAGGCATTAGAATTTCATATCTATTAGCGTTGGTGTTTACAAACCCAATAGTTTGTGTTTGTATCGTTGATTTATTGGTCTGTAATGCTGTCCTTGCTGTTAGTAATGCTGCGGTATAAGAATAAGAACTTAGGTTAGGCAGAGTTTCTGCTGGAGCAGATCCAACACCTCCACTGACAGTGGCTACTAAATTGGCCATCAATGTTTCAACTGTGGCAGCTTCTGTTGCAGTAGCACCTGTTCCTGTTACTCTAGGAGTTGTTGAATATGTTGTGGTTGGCGCAAGATTTTGTATGACCTGTTTAATCAAATACTTTGTGTAATTTAATGCCGCAGCAGTTTCAGAAACTTGTCCAACAATTTGATTTGTTATAGCAGATCCTACACCATCATAGTATTTTAAGCCGGCATCTCTAGTTTGACTGTTTCCACCGTAGACTAAGTCGTAGGCCACTGCTTCACAGATAAAGCCAACATCACGAGCACAGGTTAGTGAATCATAAACAAATGAACCAGTGAATGGAGCGATAGAACCTGCGATTTGTGCGTTAATCCAAGCTACAGTTTCATCTTTGATAAAGTCAACGTTGGCTAATAATAATGTTTTGGCATTAGCTAGGTTAGTTGATAATCCCGGGGGATTGGTCATTATCAAGGTTGGGGAATATATCAAACCTCTATTGACGATCTTTGTTATAATATCAGAACTTGTGTCAACGGTATTTTTAGAAGTTGTATCAGCAACGACGTCTTTAGCCAATGTGTGGGCATATTCGATCGCTCTTATAGTAAGATCTTTTTGGCTATCAATGACTACTTCGGCATTGGCTAAACGATAAGTTGAACCTGCTTTTCTAGAATTATAGTTAGTTTGGAATACAACATCATAACCTAGGCCGTCAATAATTAATCCAACGTCTCTGTTACAAATTGATTCGTTGTAACTGAATAATGTATAAGGCCATTGTGTAGTTTCATCTAAGACAAATGTAGCAGTGGATCCGTCCTTGTTATAGACAAAGTCTCTGATATAGTTGATACGATAAACAGTATCAAGATAGATAAAGCTACATGGAAGTTGTGGATATCGATCTAATCCAGTAACTTGGAGTCTAGTTGAACTTACTACATTGGTAATCCTAAATTCTAGGTTACCTGAGAATCCGTCAACAAATATACCACCAGCAAATGTTTGAGCATCTATACTCTTAGAGAATGAAGCACACTCTTGAGCATACGGGGATTTGGCAAGGATCTGTCCTTCTGGATCGAGAACACACATGAAACCACCGTGTCCTTGAGCAGTAATCGCCTGCCAACGAACTGCATCATTAGCAAGGAATACGTCCATCTGATCATTTTCTTTAGGATAGTTAACTGAACCAGAACCATCCATTACATCTTTAAGAGCAGCAATTAGATCGTCGACTACATCAGTTGCACCTGATTCTGCAATATACGCTGTGTCGATAACCTGGTCATAGTCTGTTTGATTTCTAGTAACAGCTACGTTATTAATAACTTGTCTGGCTATAACATTTAATCTATCCACGGCTGCTAGAGTCTGTGATAGTTGAGTTGTAATAGCTATACGACCGCTGGCATTTTGATAATATTTTAATGCAGCCGAAATAGTTCTACCATAGCCACCCCACTTAAGGTCAAAGATAAGAGCGTCAATAATTAAGCCAGCATCTCTTTTACATATTCTGCTGTCATAGGTAAATGTTGTGGTAAATGGAGCAGTGCCAGCAGCAATTTGATCATCGATCCATGCTACAGTTTCTTCAGCAAGGAATGATCTGTTTAAGGTCAATAATGCTGCGGCTAATCTATAAGCACCCTTGTTATCAATTTTTGGATAAACAGGCTGCGAACTGTTTTGTAGATAGTGATAACCGAATTCTTGTGTTGCAGTCGTTAACCCGTCATTGGTTAGATCTCTGCGGAATTTCATAAATGCCCAAGGGCTTGATGATGTTCCTTGTCGTGGTCTAACAATAACTCGTCTAAATTCATCACCAACAATGGATGTATTTTGTGGAACTCTTAACGGATAGTTTTCTTCATAGATACCACTTTCTACTAAAACAGTAACCTGTGTAGATCTTGCAGCATCTCCATACATAATAGGCTCGCCTAATTCAAAGGCACCGTATTTGATATCGACGTCGAATATTTCGTTTCCGCCGCTGTCTAATGCTCCACTATGAGAAAGTATTTGTGCTAACGCACCAGAATTAACACCTTTTAAGAATAAACCTTCTCTAATATCTCGACCACGATATGCTGTTGGCGTGTTGGTCAAAACATCACCTGTAAAGTCTGTTCTATAGTTGTCTGTTCTAATTAAGAACCTTGGTAGGTCAGCTACAATAGTTGGTAGTGTTGTAAAACCAGATCCTTGATCGTCAATAACGATAGAAGCAATAACTCCACCTGTTACTACAGCAGTTCCGAATGCACCTGTGCCTCCACCACCTGTAACTCTAACAGACACTAGAGAATATCCTGTGCCTCCGTTGGTAATTGCCACAGAGTTTACTTTGTAGGTAACATCAAATGTAGCACCACTACCAAATGCACTGTCTGTGGTAGTCGTTATTCCAACTGATCCAGGCAATGCTGTATACACACCTGTTGATACTACTCTAAATGTAACAATAGCACCTGGAGTAGTTGCTGTAGATAATACTTCAACGATAGCTGGACCACCGCCACTTGCAACAGTTCCGCCTGACAGTGTTAATCGATCACCAACGTTGTAGTTTACACCGTTGTTGTTTGCAGTGATTGTATCGACACTCATTCTAACAGTAGCAGCGAATCCTGCTCCTGATAACGGAGAACTATCGATGTCTGTTAATGTGCAAGTTCCGGCTCCGTTATTAAATGTTAATAACTTTTGATAAGGACCTAGTTCTAGTCTA